CTTATATGGCACAAAGCGGATTGGAGCCAACTCATTCCAAGAAGCTGACACATGGTCACTAGACAACTACGGCGAGAACTTGGTTGGATGCTGTACCTCAGATGGTAAGTTGTACGAGTGGGATCTCAACACAGCGAATGATGCGACACAGATAACTAACAGCCCGACTGACTGCAAAGGATTGGTGGTCACTGAAGAGCGATTCATTTTTGCTCTTGCATCTGGAGGAAATCCTCGGAACGTTGCGTGGTGCGACAGGGAAGACAATACGTTGTGGACTCCTGCGGCAACAAACGAAGCGGGTGATATCGAGTTACAGACTAGTGGCGAGATCATGACTGCTTTGCGTGTGCGAGGCCGGACAGTAATCATTACAACAGTAGATGCTCACATCGCCACATACCAAGGTCCGCCCTATGTGTATGGATTTGAGCGCATTGGCACAGCCTGTGGCGTGGCCTCAAGAAAAGCGGCTGTTGCAGTGGATCAGGGGGCGTTCTGGATGGGCAAGCAGTCGTTCTATGTGTTTGACGGCTCTATTGCGAAAAACATGCAGTGCGATGTGTACGATAAGGTGTTTGGCGACATCAACCTGAACCAGATCAGCAAGGCATTTGGCGTTCATAACAGTGAGCATAATGAGGTGTGGTGGTTCTACCCTTCAGATGGGTCAACAGAAAACGACAGATACGTCACCTATGACTATGTGCAAAATTATTGGAGCTTTGGCGAAATCGATAGGACTTGCGGCACTGGTCAAGGTGTCTTCCAGAACCCGATTTGGTTGGACGCATCTGGGGTTTCTTATAACCACGAGCAAATTGGTGTAGCTCACGGCAGTAGCACTCCATTCGCTGAAACGGCTCCAATATCACTTGGTAATGGCGATTCAATCATGAAGGTCAATCAATTGATTTCTGATGAGGAAGTCAATGGTCAGGTGACTGTAGACTTCAAGACGCGATTCCATCCAAACGATACAGAGCGAGAGTATGGTCCATACACTTTGACCACTCAGCCAACATCTGTCAGGTTTAGCGGAAGGCAGATCAGGATGCGTGTAGAGGCGGCAACGAACGAAGATTTTCGAGTTGGCACAATGCGCGTAAACGCAGAAGCGGGTGGTAGACGGTGAGTGAATTACCTCCCGCTCCACTTGGACCAAATTGGTCTTCTTGGGGTGAACGACTCAATCAATATCTGGCAAGGAACTTATCCAAGCTGAACCAATTGCGTGGCGGTGAGTCAGCGGCTGATGATGGCTACCTTGCATGGGATCGTGAAGGACAATACCCAGTCGTTTCAAAAAACGGTGAATGGCGACAGATCGTTTTGGCTGACGGCAATGGGTTTCTGTACAACAATTCAGACATCATTGCCGCGGCAAGCAACACGGCCTATGCGATTAACTTTACCATCGGCACTGGTAGCGGCTTGACAATCGGAACGTCACCAAACCAATCGCGCATTTATTTCGATGAAGGCGGTGTGTACTACCTAACATTTACAGCGCAAATTTACTCGACAAACTCATCCGCACAGACGTTTTACTTCTGGCCCCGCATCAATGGCACAGATGTACCACTTGGAGCCACAAGGGCGGTTTTATCTGCCAATGGCGAAACTCAGCCAGTTACTAAGGGTGCTGTGTTTGAAGTAAATACAGGTGATTATCTGGAGGCGATGTGGGCAACATCAGACCACACAAAGGGATCTCTTGAGGCGTTTGCGGCAACCGCATTTTCCCCGGCAGATCCATCTGTCACTCTATCAATAGTCAGGATTAGCGGATGAGTGCAGCAGAAAGTCATGTAGAGCTCATCAACGAGATTCAACGCTGCTTACCCTGGATTGCAGATGCACTAAAGTACAGCGGGGGCACTCATACACCTGTAGATGTTGCTGAGTCTATCCTCAAAGGCAAGATGCAGCTTTGGCCTGGCGAGGAAGCGTGTGCAGTCACAGAGATTGTGGTGTATCCTAATAAGAAAGTTTTGCATGTTTTTTTAGCAGCAGGAAAGATGGAAAACATCGTTGATATGCAAAAGTCAGCCGAAGAGTGGGGCAAAGCCCAAGGCTGTACAGCGATGACCATAGCTGGCAGAAAAGGATGGTCCAGGGTCCTTAAGGATGTTGGATACGAAGAGAAATTTGTGACGTTAGCCAAGGAGTTAACATGAGTGGCGGTAAAGGCGGCAGCACTACCTCAGCGCAGGAAATCCCTCAGTACATTGAAGACGCATCAAAGCGCAACATGGCACGGGCAGAACAAGCGCAGCAATTAGGCTACCAGCCATACTATGGTTTAGACGTAGCAGCATTCAACCCAACGCAGCAGCTCGCAGCACAACAAAACATCCAGGCGGCTCAGGCGTTTGGAATGGCCCCGCAAGGCATGCAAGCATTCTCCGGGATGCCACAGGCTCAGCAACAGGGCGGGATGCTAGGTTACTCTTCCGCACCACTTTATGAGCAAGCTGTCGCAGCAGCGCAGCAAGCGGACCCAACCCAGGCACAGATCTACGGCTCTCTGTTTGGTCAAGACACGGGATATGGAGCATAACGATGGCTGGAGCAGCACCAGGCGGAATGACCGCTAACCCAATGCAACAGGCTTCACTAGCGCAGCAAGGTGCTTTAGCTGGCACTGTAGGCGCGGGAACAACAAACATTGGAACGATCGCTGGCTCAGATATCGGCCAGTACCAAAACCCGTACACTCAGCAAGTCATTGATGCGAACACTGCAGATATTATGCGTGGCGCGACAATGGGCATGAACCAGTTAGATTACCAGGCTGGACGAGCTGGTGCTTTTGGTGGTTCACGACACGGTGTCGCAATGTCAGAGCTAGGACGCGGTGTTGCGGAACAGATTGGTCAGCAATCATCTGCACTACGCCAGGCAGGATTCCAGCAAGCACAACAGGCTGCACAGTCAGATATCCAGAACCGATTGGCCCAGGCTAATCTTGGTTTAGGTGCGTCACAACAGCTCGGAGCTCTTGGTCAAACATCATTCCAGACAGGCCGCACAATTCAGCAGGACCTGGCACAACAGGGTGCGATGCAGCAAGCACTGCAGCAAGCATTGATCGATGCTGGCAAAGCACAATACGCTGGATACACAGGTGCACCGGCAACAGGACTTGGATATACAGTCCAGGCACTGGGTGCAGCACCTACACCAGTCACCACTACTCAGTCGCGTCAACCTGGTCTGTTCGATTACCTTACTCTTGCAGCAACAGGCGCGTCTGGCACTAACTTTGGGGCTTAACCATGTATAGCATCATGGACGCAGTAGAGGCAGCTTCTCGCAGAAACGAGGAGCGTGACCGCGTGAATGCTATGCGCGTCCCATTGATCCCTGTTACGCAGCCAATCCAGCAGCCAATTATTCCTATGGATCAAGGTGGCGGTGACGGGCCTCCAATGGTTGATACTCGCACAGAGCACCAGAAGTACCAGGACGCTATTGATGCAAACCAGTACATTGGTGCGATTCCAGTAGTAGGTCCTATCATTGGGAGGTTGAACGATTCTTTCATTGAGAATTATGAAGCTCAGAATCCAAACATGGTTGTCGGTGGTCCAAACAAGTTCTCCACTGCAGGCAGGATACAAGGCAAAGGATTGACCGTTGAAGAGCAGCTTCAAGCGAAAGGCGCGGGATTAGGCCTAGGAAAAGCACTTGGGTTCGGAGAGCAAGCTGGGCAGCCAGGCCTGACTCTTTTAGACCGCGTATTCGGCACAACGCCAATGAATGTCGCAAAAGAAGGCGATTACATCGGAGTCTTCCCAGGCGGTGGCGATGGTGGTGGCTCAGAAGGCGGCCCAATTGGTGGCTACGAACAAGAAGACTTGTCATTCGACTCATTCGCAGGACCTACAGGATACGCATAATGAACAAGATGCAGATTTTAGATTTCTTAGGCATGGCTAAAGACGGTGAAGTAGATAACGAAGCTGCGCAGCGTTCTATGAAGCTCATGGCTGAACAAGCTGCTAAAATGTCACAGTTTGAAGCACCAAATATGCAGTTAATGCAGCAGCCAAACCCTATGGCCGGAATTGACCCAAGGTCAGTGATGCGCGAGGGAGAGATGAACCCATATGCGCCTGTTAATTACATGGATCCGCGATCTGTAGTGCGCGAAGGTGAGATGGGCAGCCCAGTGATGAGAGAAGGGCAAATGAACATGATGCAACAGTATGCTCCACAGAACATGAGCATGCAGCAAATTATGACTATGCTGAAGAGAGCTGGTTACTAGGAGTTAAAATGGCCTTACGTCCTCGCACACAACAAGTTGTCGGCATCGTTGATGAGCTGCTAGGTCAGTTTAATCGTGATAACACATATGCAGCACCATCGCCCGTGCCTTTTCCAAGTGACAGGCCTTTTGACGCTGGCTCTACCGGCTCTTCATCGAGAACATTCAATAAGGCCCAGGACATGTTTAATGTTGCAGCAAGGCCAACGCCATTGATGACTCCATCGATGCGATCACAGGTAGAACCGTTTCGCCCTCCAGTAAACCTGGGCGACACATCTGCTGTCTCTCCTGGCGTACCATCTAGCACTACAAATGCTCCTCGCATAACCAACCAACAAGTTGGCGTAAGGCAGCAGACTCCAGACGAGATGGCCTTGAATATGCCCAGAGTCCCAGGTTCAGATATGGACATAAGGGCTGCGACACAAGAAGCTGAAGCAAAGATGCGGGATCTTGGTGACAAGGCTACCCAGGCAGCATTGCTTGAAGCCAAGACCCCAGGCTTAAAGGAAGATCCTACATTCCAGGACCGCATCAAAGGCTTCTTTGGCGATCGTGGGAACATGTTACGCCTGGCACTAGCGTTCAATTCATTACGCACAACACCTGATCAAGGCCTGGCGACAATGCTGGCAAATGAGCTCAAAGATCTATCTGCGAGAGGTAGGTCTTTAGAGTCAGCTAACAAAACTGTCGCTGCGCTAAGAAGCATTGGCACTAAAGAAGCAACTCAAGCTGCTGATATGATCGAAGCGAACCCAACGCTGGCAAAAGAAATTTATAGTGCATTCGCAGCTAACCAACTGAAAGGCCCATCTGAGCAGCGCAAAGGCGAGGGTGATATCCGAAAAGAATTTACTGGCAATGCTGAGGTCAAAGACTTTGGTAAACAGGCATCTGCATTTGGCCGTGTTGTTTCATCGGCTCAAGATCCATCGGCAGCCGGTGACCTTGCATTGATTTTCAACTACATGAAAGTTCTTGATCCTGGCTCAACGGTTCGGGAAGGAGAATTTGCGACAGCGCAGAACGCTGCTGGCGTAGAAGGAAGGCTGAGAAGTTTATATAACAATATTATCGAAGGTACTCGACTTAACGACATTCAGCGCGGAGATTTTGTAAATCGCGCAAGAATGCTTTTCCAAGGAGCAGAAAAAGGCTACCAGGGCATCCGGGATCAATATATTGATATCGCTGGACAATATGGTTACGACATCGATCGATCTGTCCCAGATCTTTACCAGGAGTCCTCTAAGCTAGCGAATCCACAGATTAGTTTTGACCAATTGCCAGCGGAAACAAAAGCCCGATTTGGCGATGCTGAATCATGGAATACACACTTCCAAAATCTGCCATACCTTGAGCAATTGAAACTGATGAGGTTGTTGTAATGTCTGAATTCGATAAGGCTGTCGGAGCGCAGTTAGGTGAAGGCCAGCAAGATGTGGTCCCAGGCCCTCCAGCTGAATCGCAGAGATTAAGAACTGCAGCAAGTGGTTTGCTCATGGGTTGGGCTGATGAACTTGAAGCCGGTGTGCGTTCGATGGTTTTTGAAGATCGGCCATATGAAGAGATCCGCAACGAAATCCGCCAGAAGGTATCTGCTTATCAGGCACAGAACCCTGGTGAAGCATTAACTGTGGAAGCTCTTGGTGCTATTGCTCCAACAGCTGCAGCATTCTTGATTCCAGGCGGCCAACCGGCAGCTGCTGCAAATGTAGCAAGGATCGGTGGCGGAGCTATGAATTTAGCAAAGCGCGGATTTGCTGAAGGAGTCGTTACTGGAGCTGGGCAATCAGAAGCCGATACGGTTTTAGGAGTTACTGGAGATGCGGCAACTGGTGGTATAACCGGTGCTGTCATTTCTCCTGTTGTCGCTGCTGGCGGCAAAGTTATAGCGGGCAAAGCTAGTGATGTTATGAACTGGCTACGCAGCAATGTCGGCCAACGTCCAAGTAATGCTGCTATGGCTGAATTGCAGCGTCTTGCTGCAGGAACAGGTCAGAGTATCGATGAAATCGTACAAGATATTGCCGATGGCAAAATCCTTGCTGAAAACAAAACGCTCGCAGCTGCTGTAAGAGCAATTAAATCTAAAGGTGCGCAGGAAGCTGGCACAGCACCGGCAGATATAGACAAGACGTTACGCCAGCGTTCTCGCGATACAGCTGCGCGTGCTGGTGAAGCAGCAGAAACTGCACTGATGCCTGGGGCATCATCAAGCAATGTATTTAAATCTATTGCTGCTTCTGATGAGGCACTAAAGGCTGCAGAAAGACGCGGATACCGCGATGTATTTGGAGCTAATCCAGAAGTGACACCAGGAGTAGCTAATTCATTAGAAGAGCTCGCGAGAAGGTTCCCTAAACTTGCTGATGAGTTAAACCAAGGCTACCGGGAAAACAACCTGGTCCCATTGTTTGCTCCAGGCAGATCCGGAACATTAAATCTGCAGCGCGTTCCTACATTAGAAGATGCTGAGGTTTTCTATCGCCTAATGCGCGATGAGGGCAATGCTCGATGGATGGCTGGTAAGGGCCAGACAGCAGAGCCGCTAACCAATGCGATGGGTATATTTAAAGGCCAACTAGATCAAACGTACCCAGCACTCGCTGCAGTAAGAAAAGAAGCAGCTTCACGATTAGGTGCTAAAGAGGCATTTGACCAGGGACGCAAGGCATTTGGGCGCGATGTCGATGAGCTTGAGTTTGAGTTTGAAGCATTAAATCCAGAAGCAAAACAAGCATTTAAGGCTGGGGTTCTAGCTGCCTGGAAGAATAAGACAAGACGCAGTCCGACTGCAACGGCTCGCGGGGCAGATGTCACTCGCCAGGAAGGTGCTGTATTAAGAACGGTTTTAGGTGAAAACTTTGAAACAATGCTGCGCAAAGAATTGGAGATTGCCGGTGAGTCAGCTGAGGCTGTCAACCGCATCCTCTACGGCTCAATGACTGCACCACAGGCTGCAGCAGAAAAAGCAATTGGATCTGGTCAAATAGGTATGGCAGATGTTGTTTCGGCATATTCTTTAGATCCTATGGCTATGGCAGCTGTTGTGGGCAAGCTACTGCAGAAAAATGCTCCTGGATTAAAGCCAAGAGATTATCAGCAGATTACAGAAGTGCTGCTAAGTGACGATCCTGATTTTGTTGCTAGAATGCTAAATGACAAGGTAAGCCTTGGTGACTTTACTCGATTCATCGAGGGCGCGTTGGCCACAGGAGCAGAGGCAACCAGGAGAGGTGCTACGATTACAGGCTCCGGGCGTACATCACAAGCTGTTAGTCCTGGCGTACAGGGCATTATCGACATTGCTACACAAGGGATCGCTCCATGATCGACAATGAAATGATCGAAGATATCGTTGAAACCATCGAAGACCAGGTTGAAGGTATGGACGATGAGATGGAAGTCGATGAAGGCCCTACTCCAATGGAAGAGAGCGAGATTGAAAGTATTGCGCGTGATGCAGTATCTGACGCTATCGACTTTGTGGAGTCAGAGATCGCTGAGGACCGCATCCAGGCTCAACGCTATTATGAAGGCGAGGTTGACCTAGAGGCAGAAGAGGGACGCAGCAGAGTAGTCTCTACTAAGGTCCGGGATACAATTCGCCAGATTAAGCCATCTCTGATGCGCGTGTTCTTGTCGAACGAAAACTATGTGCAGTTTGTACCATCCAGCCCACAAGACGTTGGACCGGCAGAAACGGCCACTAAATATGTGCACTCTCAGTTTACAGAGAAAAACGGCTTCCGGGTCCTATCTGATGTATTCCATGACGCGCTGCTGAAAAAGGCCGGTATCGTCAAAGTTTACTGGGACACAACACGCGAGTCAGAAACTCATGAATACAGCAACCTGACAGAGCAAGAGTTTATGTTCCTGGCACAGGAAGATGATGTTCAAGTCCTGGAGCATTCTGTCGAATACGTTGGTGAGATCGGTCCCGATGGGATTCAGATGCAAACACCAATGCATGACGCAAAGATCATTAGATTTAAAGAACGTGGCGAAATGCGTGTTGATTCTGTACCGCCAGAAGAGTTCTTTATTGATCGTAATGCGCACTCAATTGATCAGTTTTATGTTTGCGGACATCGCACAGAAATGCGTGCCGGGGATCTGATCGCAATGGGCTATGACCCGGATATCGTCAGCACACTGTCGGGTATCTCAGATCATGACACGATGGCTGAAGCAGAAGACTTTGAGCGCAGAGGTTATGACCAGGAAGAGGACGAGGATATCCGCGATCCCTCCATGCGTCTTGTCGCTGTCACTGAAGCATACATGCGGATGGATATTGAAGGCACTGGCACAGCTCAGATGTACAAGATCACCATGGGTGGTGGCGAATACCAGCTTCTCGACTATGAGCCATGCAACGATGTGCCATTTGCTGTCTTTGAGTCAGACCCAGAGCCACACACATTCTTTGGACGCTCGATTGCTGACCTGATCATTGATGACCAGGACGCATCAACATCCATCTTACGCGGCATCCTGGACAATATCGCAATGGTGAACAACCCGCGTCTGTCTATGGTTGAAGGCCAGGTAAATATCGATGATCTACTGAACAACGAGATTGGCGGCATTGTTCGCATGAAGTCTCCAAACGCGGTCCAGGAAATGACGGTCCCATTCGCAGCTGGTCAGACACTTGGGGCGATGCAGTATTACGATCAGCTGATTGAATCCAAGACAGGTATCAGCAAGGCTTCAACAGGCCTTGACCCGGATGCACTGATGGCACAAACAGCAACAGCTGCCCGGTTAACAGCAAGCGCAGCTGCAGGACAAATTGAAGTAATCTCACGCAACCTAGCAGAAGGTGGCATGACTCGCATGTTCAAGCTAATGCTCAAGGTGCTTGCAGAGAATTCCCCAGAAGAGCAGATGATGCGTATCTCAGGCGAGATGTTCGCACCGATCGATCCGCGCTCCTGGAACACAAATATGTCAATCTCAGTCAATGTCGGTCTAGGCACAGGCAAGGAAGATGAGCGTTTAGCAGCGATGCAGCAAACCCTGCAAACCCAAATGCAAATCTACCAGGCTTATGGTGCACAGAACGGTATCGTGACCCTGACTAATATTCGCAACACATTGGCAGACATGCTGGCGATCACAGGCGTACGCAATAGCGATCGTTACTATGCTCCGATGAATCCACAGATCGAGCAGCAGCTCATGATGCAAGCGCAGCAGTTAGCAGCACAGCAGCAGCAGATGCAGCAGGATCCTAATCAGGTTCTTGCACAAGCTCAGATCCAGGCGGAAACAATCCGCGCCCAGGCTAAGGCACAGTCAGATCTCGCCAAGATCGAGCTCGATGCGCAGAAGGCTTTGGCAGCGGATGATCGCGAACGTGACAAGATGGACCAAGATCTACTTGTGAAGGCAGCTGAGATTGTAGGAAAGTACGGGACAGCAGTGGACGTTGAAAGCATTAAACAAATGCAGAATACGCCACGCTACCCAGACACTGGCCCACAAGAGGCTATCGTACAAAGTAGGTTTTAATGTCGAAAGTAAAAGAACGAGCTCAACGATTTAAAAGGCTCCTGGCGGATGAAACATTCCAGGAAATCATAGAATTCATCAAGGGTGAGCAAATTGCTGTATTTTTGGACAGCAGTGCTACAATTGAGGATGTCGATAAAGCCAGAGAAGTGGTCCTGGGTGTCGAGGAAGTACAGCGCGTTATTCGCGCAGCCATTGACGATGAGGCAATGGAAAACAAAAAACAAAGCTAAGTGAGGAATCAGTACCGTGGAAGCGACTGAAACACAAAGCCTGACAGTAGAGTCAGCAGCTGATCTTTTGGTACAGCCAGAAGAGAGCCCAGAAGCAACTGAAGAAGTTGTAGAAGCGGAGAGTGCGCAACCTGAAGAGGACGCGCTTGAAGAAGTGGAAGCAGCCGATGAGGAAGCTGATGGTGATACTGAAGAATCAGTAGTTGATTCGGAAGAGGACGAGTACGAAAGCGAAGAGAACGAGTCAGCTGAAGAGGAGCCTCAAGAGACTCTCTACACAGTCAAAGTAGACGGTGCAGAAGTCGAGGTAACCCTAGATCAGCTACGACAAGGTTACTCAGGACAGCAGTACGTCCAGAAAGGGATGCAACAGGCAGCAGAGGCGCGGAAACAAGCTGAAGCGGTCTATACAGCCCTTGCGCAGGAACGACAGAACCTGCAACAGTTAGTGAACGGCATTCAAGCGGGTGGATTAACACCCCCTGTAGAGCCAGCCAGAGAACTGTTTCATGATGATCCAATTGGCTACATGGAAGCCAAGCTGGAATATGATGACAAAGTGCAGCAGTGGGGTGCAGTACAGCAGCAGCTGAACGCGCAGTCCCAGGCAGAAGCGCAAGCTCGACAAGAGCACGCACGCCAAGAAGCACAAGTTCTTATGGAGAGGATTCCAGAACTGCGTGACGCTAAACAGGCAGCACAGTTCAAGAACGACATAGTACAAGTAGCGACAGAGGTCTACGGCTATCCAGAGGATATGCTTGGTCAGATCACTACCCACAGAGATCTGTTGGTGCTACGCGATGCGATGTTGTATCGGAAGATGATGGCGAACGGGGATAAGGTGAAGAGCAAGGCTAAAGGAGCCAGGCCAGTAATCAAACCAGGTACTAAGAAGGTCACCACTAACCAAGACGTAACGCGCAAACAACAGGCGCGATTGAAAAAGTCAGGCAGCGTAGAAGACGCCCTGGCACTGATGTTTAAGTAACTTTAAGGAGCAGTCGAAATGACTCAGCCAACAAACACTTTTGATTCATATGACGCGAATGGTATTCGCGAGTCGCTGGAAGACATCATCTACGATGTAAGTCCCGAAGAAACGCCCCTGTATAGTGCTTGCGCGAAAGTAAAGGCAACTAATACTTTCCACGAGTGGCAAACAGACGCATTGCGTGGTTCAGCTGCAAACGCGCACGTTGAAGGTGACGATACCACTGCAGAAGCTCGCACAGCGACTTCACGCCTTGGTAACTACACACAGATCTTCAAGAACGCGGTAGTAATTCCTGACACAGATGAAGGCCTTAATAAGGCTGGGCGTGCTAAGGAAATGGCCTCGATTTGGGGGGCTCTCGCAGCGTAAGTTGCGAGTAATAAATCCTGTGAATTGCTGGGACGCTAAATCGGAAACGACAAGCCAATCAGCAGCCAAGCGCATCAGGAATGGTGTGAAGGTTCAGAGACTAGGTCATGGAGTCCAGAACGGACGGTAAAGGCCCACGAGTGCAGGACAACCCATTGGGTTGAAGATATAGTCCGACACTCCAGCGAAAGCTGGAGAGCAAAGATAAAGAGCTTTGCATTAACAGAATGACCAAACGCTTAAAATCGCTAAAGAGCAAAAGCTCGATATCGAAAAGGCTCTGTTCGACAACAATGCTCGCGTTGCTGGTAACAGCTCAACTGCGCGTGAACTTGCTGGTGCTCCAGCCTGGATGATCACCAACACTGTGTTCGGTGCGAACGAAGGTGCGGATCCTACAGGTGACGGTACTGATGCGCGTACAGATGAAACTACAGCTGTGACTGATTTCTCGCAGACTAAGTTCGACACTGTTATGCAGTCAATCTGGGAGCAAGGCGGCAAGCCAGACGTTGTCTACTTGTCAGCATTCCAGATGAACAAGGCACTTGGTTTCACTGGCATGAACAACCAGCGTTCAACTATCGGTGCTTCTGTTGGCGGTACTAACGCTATCATTAACGCAGTCGATGTCTATGTGACACCGTGGGGCAGCGTTGAATTCCAGCCTACTCGCGAAAATCGTTCGCGTGATGTGTTTATCATGCAAAACGATATGTGGGCGGTTGGTGTTCTGCGTCCTACTAAGAACGTAGAACTCAGCAAAACTGGCGACTCGACTCGCAGACAAGTAGTCACTGAATTGACACTGATCTGCAAAAACGAGAAAGCGTCAGGCATTATCGCTGACAACTCGACTTCTTAATTGAAGTAACCAAGGAAGGGGCTACGGCCCCTTTCTGCTATAGGGGAGAGCTATGAAGTATAAAGTTGTAGTTGGAACATTGTTTATTGCTGGCCAGAAGTACAGTCGCGGTGACGTTGTGGACCTGGCGGATGCATCATTATATGGAACACGGTTAGAGCCCATTCCAGAGGCTCCTGTGGTAGAAAAGCCAAAGCGTAAGACAAGAGCGAAAAAGGCAGCAGAATGAAGTTAGGGGAAGAGGTTTTATTTGACCACTCAGAGAACAAGGTCATCGTCAAAAAGACGCATGATGTGAATCCTGAGATGCACCGTGCACAAATGCTGCGCGAGGCCGGTTGTGGACAGAAAGGCGAGAGCCGTTTAGTGGGCTCTATCCCCATCAACTTAATTGCTGAATGGTGCAAAGAAGCTGGGGTAAAATGGAGCGATACAGCAGCCAGGGCGGAAGTCGTTAAGCGAAAGATACTGTCTGGTGAGTTCGATAAGTTCAGGGTCTGGAAAGGAACCTATTAGAGATGGATAAGCGTACCGCTGCATCAGCGCACAAGCGTATTGATAACATTGAAGTCAAACTGGCTAGTCATGAAGCGGTATGCGGTGAACGCTGGAAAGAAACAATACTGCGTATAAAAAGGATAGAAGGGGTGATGGTAGCGGCTACGGGAGGAATCATAGCCATGCTTGTAGCAATCCTAATGAAGGTCACCTAGATGTTAGTTGAAATCGGCCTTGCCATCAGCGCAGTCAAAGCTGCAAATGAAGCCATCTCTTCTCTAAAAGAAATGGCCGGAAATATTTCATCCATAGGCCAGTGTGGGAGTCATTTGTCTAAGCTCTGTGATGCCAAGGAAGAAATTAAAAAACAGGCTGACCAGGGTGACTCGGAAGCGTTCTGGGAATTGGAGCGCATCACCCAAGAAGAAAAACGGATCAAGGAATTGATGGTGTGGGGAGGTCGGGCAAACCTACTCAGCGACTACGAGACTTTCATGCGTAACCGCGCACAGATGCGAGAGAACGAGCGTAAGCGTGCAGAAGCTAAAAAATTGGCTCGCAAAAAAGCCATCCAGAATGGATTCTTGTATGTGGCTGTTGGCATTGCTGTTCTCGGTGCTGTGGGCGGGGCCGTGGCCTTACTACTGTGGCTTATTAGCCTTAAAGGTACTTAGAAATGGCAATCAAATACCGTGGTGAAACTTTCAGCGGCTACAACAAGCCAAAGCGTACAAGTGGAGCCAAAAAGAAATTCGCTGTCCTGGCGAAGAAAGGCGACAAAGTGAAGCTGGTCCGATTTGGTGACCCAGACATGTCGATCAAGAAAGACCAACCATCCAGAAAGAAATCATATTGCGCGAGATCAGGCGGCATCAAGGGGACTGATGACAAGTTCTCTGCCAACTATTGGTCACGCAAAAAGTGGAACTGCTAAGAGGAACTACCCATGGCAATGTATGGCAAAAAATCAGCTAGTAAGAAAATGGCGAATAAGGCAAAGGCTGGTTTCAAACCGTGCCGTGGCTGCCCTAGCCCGAAAACGTGTTCAGCAGCGGGCAAATGTAAGCGAGCTAGCTAATGCCGTTGATCCAGGGTTACAGCCAGAAGTCGATCAGCGAGAACATTCGCAAGCTGAAGGCGGAAGGCAAGAAAGACAGCCAGGCTCAAGCGATCGCACTGGACATTGCGACTAGGGCCAAGAAGAGGGCCAGGAAGAAATGAGCAAAGGTCTATACGCGAACATCCACGCCAAACGTAAGCGCATCAAGGAAGGCTCGAAAGAGAAGATGCGGAAGCCTGGCACTAAGGGTGCACCAACCAAGGCTGCTTTCAAGGCTGCTGCTAAGACAGCAAAGAAGAAACCCAAGAAAAGGACTGGGAAGGCATGACAGAGCTAGAGAAGTATGACAAAAATGGGAATGGCGTTCTCGATCCGGATGAGCTTGCTCTTATTGAACTTGAGGATCGCAAGCGTCAGATGGAAGATGAAGATGCTCAAAGAGATTCGATCAGGAAGATGGCGTGGTTCGCGCTGTTTGGCCTACTGCTGTATCCCTTTGGTATTTTTCTATGTGATCTGTTCGGACTTAATACGGCAGCGGGCCTGATCGCTGACATCGCGCCCACTTATTTCGCCTCGATCGCTGTGCTTGTATCAGCCTTCTTTGGCAGCACAGCACTCAGCAAGAAGAAGGCCGGGTAATGAAAACCTGTCTGTATAGCTTCACCAGGGGGCTGTATGAGACAGAGTGCGGAGGCAAGTCTGTAGCCAGGCCTGCCCAGAAATGTGATCGGTGTGGACGTAAGCCAGAGGAGGTGAATCTTGTTACAGATGTTACTAGGCCCGGCAATGGAGTTGGGAAAGGACTTTCTGAAATCAAAGGCCGAAGAAAAGAAAGCCATTCAACAACGTAAGATCAACCAGATCAACAACGATGCTGACTGGGAATCCAAGATGGCGGATGCCACAAAGGGAAGTTTTAAGGATGAGTGGTTCGCCCTCATACTCAGTACGCCATTGATCGCAGTAGCCTACAGCGTGGCGATGGACGACTCAGAAATCATCGCCCGAATGAATGAGGCATTTTCTGCGCTGAACGCATTGCCAGACTGGTATCAGTATTTGCTGTTTATCGCTGTCACTGCATCGTTCGGGGTGAAGGGTGCGGACAAGCTAATGTCATTAAAGAAGGGTAAGTGATGAACATAGAACAACTACGCAACGAGCTAGAGATTGACGAGGGCGTTAAATACGAAATCTATTTAGATCACCTGGGCCTGCCAACATGCGGTATCGGCCACTTAATCGTGGAAGGTGATGAAGAATATGGCCAGGAAGTCGGCACAGAGGTCTCACAAGAGCGTGTAGCGGAACTTTTTGAGTCAGACGTACAAGTTACCCTGGACGAGTGCGAACGTCTCTACAGCGGCTTCTCAGAGCTCCCAGAGGAAGTGCAGCACATTTTGGCGAACATGATGTTCAACATGGGCCGGCCGCGTCTCTCTGGATTTAAGAAGTTCAACGCAGCTGTCGCAGCTGGTGAATGGGAAGAGGCTGCAGAAGAGATGATTGATAGCCGGTGGTATCGCCAGGTGACCAATCGTGCAGATCGCCTGGTTACCAGGATGCGTGCCGTTTAACACAAAAAGTGTTGACCGAATAAACAAAAGCTGTGCATAATCCCCTTGTTGTTAATCAATGAGGGGATTTAATTATGACTTTAGCAGCAGAAATCTGGACAACATTGTCCAAAATCAACGTCAACGAAAACATCGAAAAGAAAGGCAATCTGTCTTATCTATCCTGGACCTGGGCGTGGTCCAAGCTCATGGAAAACTTTCCTGACTCCTACTACCACTTTGAAGATCGCAAGATAGAGAACGGTACTGTCGAGATTACTTGCATCCTGACTATCCACAAAGGCGATCAATCTGTCAGCCGTCACATGTGGCTGCCTGTCATGGACCACAAGAACAACTCAATTATCAATCCAAGCTCTCGCATGATCTCAGATGCCAAGATGAGGTGTCTTGTTAAAACGATTGGAATTATGGGGTTAGGAC